GTCTGCGACCTGTTCCTCCCGCAGGAATGCAGGAACTACTTCACAGCCGCAGGATACGGCTCACATTGAAGGCGACACGCTCTAATGCAGGAAAATGGCGGAGACGAAGTCCGTCACAACCACATCCGATGCACATCTAGGTATTTGCAATACAACGAATTTTCTGTTTTCCGTGGGCAGTTTGTGCAGCAAGTTGTGCAGCGCGTTTCCTCGCCTCCCGGGCCGTCTCGTGGGTTCGAATCCGAAGCAAGTCAAGCGGAATCCGGGAAAGACTCGCTGTCGATCCTGCGCCGATTCCGACCTCCCCGAAACGGAAAAGCGCGCCGGGGTGAACACTCCCCGACGCGCCTTTTACCTCACAACCCCAAACCCCGGTCCCCTCGCAAAGGACCATCAAACCCCCTGCACAGGAGTCCGATGTGAATTCGATTAACATAGGAGAGCGGAACTTGCAAGCTGCACTCGCCCTTGTTGGCGCTGGCTTCCGCGTCTTCCCTTGCGGGCAGGACAAGCGCCCGCTGGTGAAGGGCTGGCAGGCCAAGGCGACGACCGACAAGGCGACGATCCGCAGATGGTGGCAACACCACCCCGACGCCATGCCGGGCCTGCCCACGGGCCGGGCGAACGGGCTGGCCGTGATCGACCCCGACCGGAAGGGGCAGAAGGACGGCCCTGCCGCCCTGCGCGCCATGGGGCACGATCCTGAAGCCCTCTCGCCGATCATGGTGCGCACGCCCTCCGGGGGCCTGCACGCCTACTTCCGCTGGCCAGAGGGCTTGGGCAACTCTGACAAGCACTTGCCTCCGGGCGTCGATCTGCGGGGCGAAGGGGGCTTTGTGATCGGCCCGGGGGCCGTCAACGGGCGTGGGGTGTATGAGTCGCTCTGCGACGATCTGGCGGCCCCGTTGATCGGCCTGACGGCCTTCCCTGAGTGGGCCAAGCCGCGCGCCCCCGAGGCCGAGCTAGAGGGCACGAGCGAGCCTCTGGACGCCCCGCCGCTGGCCGTCCTGCACGCGGCCCTTATGACCATTCCCAATGACGAGTCGAACCCCGAGGCCGCGTCGCGCGACTGGTGGTTCAGCCTGATTGCCGCCTTGCATCACGGCACTAGCGGGTCGGCTGAAGGTCTGGCCGTGGCGCACGAATGGTCGGCCCTTCATCCGACCTATGACGACGGCCACACCGATCACGTCTGGGCATCGCTGAAGCGCAAGGACGGCCCCCTGCGCACGACTGACACGATCCTTGCCGAGGCCGCGCGGCACGGCTGGCGCGACCTGTCAGCCTTTGACGATCTGGCCTTGGATCAGGAAATCCACGAATTCCTTTGGGGGCCGATGCAGGATGCGCCTGAAGACGCGGCCCCGCCTGCTTCCCGGCTGACCTTCGAAGCGCCCGGCGACTGCGCCAAGGCCACGGCCCGCCCCTACGTCCTGAAGGGCCTGCTGGCCTCTGGTGACGTCGGGGCCATTGTCGGCGCGCCGGGTGTCGGCAAGTCGCTGATTGGCCCCCGGCTGGCCTATGCCGTGGCACAGGGCGAACCTGTCTTCGGCCTGAAGACCCGGCCCGGCCCGGTTCTCTATGTCGCCGCCGAAGATCACCACGGGATGCGCGGGCGGGTCGCGGCCCTGCGCCAAGAACACGGCGACGCGCCCGGCTTCGCCCTTGTCGGCGGGGTAAGTTCCCTGTTCCCGAAAGGCGACGACCTGACGGCCCTGCGGGCCGCCGTGAAGGCCCGTCGCCCGTCGCTGATCGTGATCGACACGCTTGCAATGGCGTTTCCCGGCCTGAAGGAAAATGAGGCCGAATCCATGGGGCTTGTCGTGGCCGCCGCCCGGTCCCTGACAAAGTGGGGGGCCGCCGTGATCCTGATTCACCACGATACGAAGATCGGCGACGGCTTGCCCCGGGGCCATTCGATCCTGAATGGCGCTCTGGACGTGTCGCTGCATCTCACGCGCGACGGCGCCATTGTGCGGGGCCGCCCAAGCAAGAACCGGAACGGCCCCGCCGATCTGGACATGGCCTTCACCATCGGCGCGAAGACGCTGGGACACGACGAAGACGGCGACGACATCACGGCGGCCTTCGCCCGCGATCTGGAACCCGGCGAAGCGGGGCCGCGTCCTGAAGCGCGCCTTCCCCGGTCTGCATCGGCGGCCTATTCGGTCTTCCTCGATCTTGCCAGCAAAGGTCACCCTGTCGCGGAGGCCGATTGGCGCAAGGCCACCATTGCCGACAGTCGGGTTTCAGCCGCCGACACGCCGCGCGGGCGTCGTCTGGCCTTCCAGCGGGCGCTTCAGGAACTCCTTCGCAAGGAATTCGTCCGGGAATCCGACGGCATGTTTTCCCGGGGGGACTCCCAGCGCGGGAACCATATGGGGTTTGACGATGACGATGTGTGACGCAAAACAGGGGGGAACAAAGGGAACAGAGGGGAACATGTTCCGTTTGTTCCCTTTGTTCCTTTCCACCGGCAAAGCGGTGGGCGGGGGGAACAAAAGGGAACACACCCCTTTAGGGGTGTTCCCTTGTTCCCTCCCCCGATGCCCCGACTGTTCCGCCCCTTTTGGCGCTCAGGTGGGAAGCCCCGCTGTGGGAATGGGTCCTTCCCCGGCCCCCCGGCGTGCGGGGGACGCGGAGCCCCGGCTTTTCATCCGCCACAGAAATTTTTGGAATCCCGAAACCCGGATTCCTGCCTTGGGAAATCCCCAGCCCGGGGAACCTGAAGCCGAAAGGACGGAGCAATGAACCCGTTGCTGGAAATCGACCGCCTGCTTTTCGACGACCCGCCCCCGGGCGACGGCGAAGACTTGGTGACAGCATCCACAGTCGGCGAATGGCTTGGCCTGTCCGCCAATCGCGTCGGCGCACTGGCGCGGCAGGGCCATTTGCCGCGCGGGGCCGATGGCCGGTATCCGCTGCGCGCGACTGTCGCGGCCTATTGTCGGTTTGCCCGCGAGTCCGCTTTGGCCCGGCAAGGCGGCCCGGACCTTGCCGCCGAGAAGCTGCGCCTTGCCCGCGAGACAGCCGACAAGCTGGCGCTGGCGAACTCCAAGGCCCGGGGCGATATGGTGGCGACGGCAGACGTGGCCCGGGCATGGGCCGAGATCGTCACCGATCTACGCGCCGCCTTGCTGGCCGTGCCGCCCCGGGTGGCCGGGCGTTGTGGGCTGGACCGGCGCGCCGCCGCCGCACTTGACGCCGAACTGCGTGCCGCCATGGAGATGATTGCAGATGACGCTTGACCCTCGCCTGTCTGCGCTTCGGCGGGACGCCATTGCCGCCCTGCGCCCGCCGCCCCGGCTGGCCCTTTCGGAGTGGACGGAAGCCCATTTGCGCCTGCCCGCTGGCGTCAGCGCGACCCCCGGCCCCGTGCGCCTGTGGCCCTTCCAGAAGGGCCTTGCCGATGCGATCAGCGACCCGACGATGCCCCGCGTGTCGGTCCTGAAGGCCGTGCGATGCGGCTACAGCACGCTTCTGGTGGCCGCCGTGGCGGCCTATGCCGCGAACGACCCTTCCCCGATCATCGTGCTTGTCCCGACAACTGACGACGCCCGCACCTTCATGGTGCATCATCTGGAACCCGTGGCCGAGGTGACGCCCGCCCTGTCTGGCCTGTTCAGCGACGACGCCACGGCGGCCCGCAACACGCTTCTGGCGAAACGCTATCCGGGCGGAAGCCTGAAGGTCATTGCGGCCCGCGCCCCCCGGAACCTGCGCGCCCACACCGCCCGCGTCCTGTTGGCCGACGAGATCGACGCCATGGAAATCACGGCTGAAGGCAACCCCCTGCTTCTTGGCGAAAAGCGCACCCTGTCCTATCCAGACAGGAAGATCGTTTGCGGATCGACCCCGACCGACGACGCCACGTCGCTCATTCTGGCCGAATACGCCAAGAGCGATCAGCGAATCTATGAGTGTCCTTGCCCGCACTGTGCCGACTTTCACGAAATTCTCTGGCGGGACATCCGCTGGACCGAGGGCGACCCGGATTCCGCCGCTTGGGCCTGCCCGTCTTGCGGGTGTCTGACCCCCCATGAGGGCAAGGGCGACATGGTGGCCGGGGGCCGCTGGCGGGCGACGCGGCCAGAGGTGAAGGAACATGCGGGCTTCAAGCTGAGTGCCCTTGTCAGCCTCATGTCGAATGCCTCATGGCCCAATCTGGTGAGGGAATTCCTTGCCGCCAAGCGCAACCCCGACGATCTGCGCGTCTTCGTCAACACGGTCTTGGCCGAGGGGTGGCGCGATCAGTCGGGCGAGGAAATAGACGAGTCTTCCCTCATGGCCCGGCGCGAGCCGATTGGGCTGGACCGCCTGCCCCCGGAAACCCTCTATCTGACCGCCGGGGCTGACGTGCAGAAGGACCGTATCGAGATGACCTCGATAGGCTGGCAAGCCGATGGCACGGCGCTTGTGCTGGCGCATGAAGTTGTGTGGGGCAACCCGCTTGAGTCCGATACCTGGGCGGAACTGGGCGACCTCCTGCGTCGCGATTTTCGGCACCCCAAAGGCGGCACCCTGCGCTATGACGCTGCACTGATCGACCCGGGTGACGGCGGCACGACGGATGCCGTCTATGCCTTCTGCCGCCCCCGCACGGGCCGCCGCGTGTTCGCGCTGAAGGGCGTGCCGGGCTTCAAGCGGCCTCTTGTGGAGCGGGCGGCTACCAAGGGTATTGCCCTGCAACTGGTGGGGGTGGATGTGGCGAAGACGCGCCTTCTGAACGCCCTGCGCGCTGGCACCGGATGGCGGTTCTCGGACTCCCTCGACCCCGACATGGTTCGAACAACTCGCTTCTGAGCGGCGAGTCGTGCGCTATGTCCGGGGCCAGCCCGTCGCGCGGTTTGAACGATTCCCCGGCAAGCGGGCCGAAAGCCTCGATTGTGTGGTCTATGGGGTTGGCCGCACGGGCGCTGGTGGCCGTGACCACGGATCGACGGGAAGAGGAAGTCGCCAGTGCCCGGGGCAGTAGCCAAGGCCGCCCCGAGCGTTATCCGATCCAAGTGGCTGGCGGGTGAATAGGCAAGTAAGACCCCGCTGACCTGTATGAGTGCGGTATCCTGCTTAACGAAGTTCCACCCGCCGACCATTCAACTCTGCGATTGGTGTTCTGAGTGCTTCGGGAAAGTAAACGCTATGCCTCCGCCCGTCGTAGCATCGCGCCTCAAAGCGTCTCGCGCCAACCCTATGAACTGTAAAATCCCCGCAGCCGGTTGTGCCGGTCCTCCCAAGTGCCACTGCCGACAAGATGAATGCGTCATCAAGGGAAATCACAGCTTCCTCTCGAATGCTTCGTTCTCCGCCGAAGAGCAGGCCGACTACGGATAAAACTGCAATCCCCATGAGAAATTTTCCGAGCATTTCCAGCACCCCTTGTTGGTAACGAAGCTGAAGAAAGCAACGGATTGCGGCCATGTTTTGTCGCCGGTATGGCCCTTGGTATTTTGATTGGTCTCACTGCCTGTATCGGGCCGCCAGCCGCGCCAACTCGTCGGCAAGCGCGTCGCCGGGTTCGGCGCTATGGATTCGGGTGATTCCGGCCAAGAGGGCATCCCAAGCCGAACGCGGCATTCCGCACAGGGAACGCCCCGTGCCGAAATGGCGGCGATAGGCGGCCCGCAGCTTCATTTCCGCCGCCCGCTGGCGAGTTTCGAGTCGTGTCATGTCCTGCGTCCTTTGCCGGGGCGTGTCGGGTCGATCAGTGGTGCTGCGGTAGAACGTCAGGACGGGTCCAGAGGTAGGGCGGGCGAGGTGGAGACGAACCCCCGCCCGCCCCGTTTGCCTCTGGACAACACCCGAATAACCGATTCTGCCCATCGGAGTCAACCGAACTCGAGGCAGGGGTGAACAGTAAACCATCATTTTACTGTTGTAAAACACCAACTTGAGTCCGATACTGGCAAGAGGGTATAGGTCGATTCACCCTGTTAGGAGGACTCCCGATGACCCCGGAAACCGAAACCTACGGCGGCCCGCTTTTCGTCCCGGACGTGGACAACGGGCGCGGTTGGCAGACCGACGACCTCGCACGCGCAATCGCCGAACCGGGCCTGCCGCTGGAATCGGCCCGCGCGCTGATCCGCAATCTGACCTCTTCGGGGCGGCTGCACCCCTATGGCCGGGGCCGTGCCGACAAGCGGCGTCCCTATCTGTATCGGCCGGATCAGGCGCTTGTGGCGGCCGTCTGCCACCGGCTTTCCGAAGCCGGTATCAGCGACGGATCGGCCGCCGCTGCTACCGACTTGTGCCTGAATTCGTGGCAGGCCGACGACATCGGCGGCGTGTCTGCGAAACCGCCCGCGCCGACGCCTGCCGCCGCAATCATGGTGCGGCACCTTGCGGGCAAGCGCGGCCACCAGTTTGAACTTCTGACGTTCCGCAATGCCATGAATGGCAAGGTGGCCCATTCGGCTCGCCTGCGGCACGTTCCGTCACAGTCTGGCACGACGCTGCACCTGTGGGGGCCTGACTATGTGCCCCGCTCGACTCTGGTGGTCGGCCTCGACTCCATTCTCGACCACATCTGCCGCGACAAGGCGAAGCTGGATAGCTGACCATGCCCCGCCCGTCCTTCCTCGCGCGCATCGTCCAATCCTTCACCCGCCGCGCGCCTGCGCCGGGCGGGCGGCGGATTCTGGAAGCCGCATCCGGGCGGCGGTTCGACCGCACCCCGGCGTTCGGCGCGACGGCGCAAGAGGTGCTGGCAGGCGGCCCGCTGGTGCGGGGGCGGGCGCGTCACCTGCGCATGAACGACCCCCACGCGAGCAACGCCGCTTCGATCTACCGTGTCGGCCTTGTGGGCTATGGCGTCACCCCGGCCAGCCCGGATTCAGAGGCCGTGGCCGCCTTCATCGAATGGGCGGGAGACACCGGATTCGCGACCCTTCAGGGCGAGGTGGCCGACGCGTTGACGACTGACGGCGAGGCCCTGTTGATCTTCCGCACCGACGACTCGGGCCGCCTTCGCCTGCAACACGTTCCTGCCGAACAGCTTGACGAGTCGTTGACCGTCGATCTGTCGGGCGGCGGTTACATCGCTGGCGGGGTGGAATTCGACACCGACGATCAGGCCGTGGCCTATCATTTCCGCCCGGCCCGCCCGACTGACCAATTCCAGACCTATTCCCCGGCGACCCGGATTCCGGCTGCCGACGTGATCCACCTCTACCGTCGGTTGGGGGCAGGCCAAACCCGGGGCCTGAGCATGTTCGCGCCGGTCATTCTTGCCCTGAACGAACATTCGCAACTGGCCGACGCGAACCTTGTGACCGCGAAAATCCAAGCGATGCTCACGGCCTTCCTGATCGACCTGAACGGCACCGGGGCGGGCGGCCCGTTCTCCGATGCGACCTCCGGCAACCCTTTCGACGAATTGAGTCTTGAACCGGGGACGATGCGCGTTCTGCCCCCCGGATACGACGTCCGGTTCAGCACCCCGCAACAGATGCACGCTTCTGTTGACCTCATGGGCGTGTCCCTGCGCGCAATCGCGGCGGGCCTGCAAATCCCGGAATTCCTGCTGTCTGGCGACATGCGCGGCGTGAACTATTCATCGGCCCGCACGGCGCTGGTGCAATTCCGCCAGCACCTCGAAGCCCTGCAACATACCCTTCTGGTGCCCTCCTTCTTCGGCCCGATCTGGCGGCGCTGGCACCTGCTGGAAACCCTGCGCGGCACGTTCCCGATGGGCGAGGCCCCGCCCGTGGAGTGGCATTTCCCCGCGCCCCCGTGGGTCGATCCGCTGAAAGACGCCGAAGCGACGGCCCTTCTGATCGACCGGGGCCTGATCTCGCGCCGGATGGCCGTCGCGGCCCTGGGCTATTCGGTGGATGCCTTGGACACCGAAATCGCGGCTGACCGGGCGCGCGAAAAAGCCCTTGGGCTGGCCTTCCCTACATCGCCCGTCAATCCCCGCCCCGAACCGGAAGAGGGGGACTGACCATGGCCAAGAATGAACGTGAGTGGCTGAAAAAAGTGCGCATGATCGGCGCTTCGGAAGCGAAGTCCGGCGCACGGCTGACCGCTAACCCGTTCAAGGCGGGCCGCATCCGCGACCCTCTGTCCGGGCGGGCGCATCCTAGAGCGTGTCGCCTTCAATGTGAGCCGTATCCTGCGGCTGTGAAGTAGTTCCTGCATTCCTGCGGGAGGAACAGGTCGCAGAC